GTGCGCTTCGTGGCCGGGTACGGGGCCACCGCAGCCAGTGTGCCGGACGATATCCGGCTCTGGATGATTGCCCATGCATGCCAAGTGCTTCGGCTGCCGGAGGGCATCACGTCCGGCACGCTGGCGCCGCTGCCGTTTGTCGATCGCTTGCTGGATTGTCATGTCGTCTGGCGGTCGACATGAGGAGCGGGCCATCGGCGGGTGAGTTTGACCAGCGCGTGACCTTGCAGACTGCCGCCATTACGCGTGATGCCGTTGGCGGGCCGGTCGAGGCTTTTTCGGATTGGGTCACGGTATGGGCGGCCGTCAAGGTGGTGTCGGGTCGCCGCGCAACGCTGGCGCAGCAGGTCGGCGCGGCTGTCACGAAAGAGGTTCACGTCAGATACCGTAGCGGCTTGTCGTCGGCCTTGCGCGTCAGGTTTGCTGATGGGCATGTTGCAAAAGTGTCTTGGGTAGAGGATTTCTTGCGCGAAGGCGAGTCTGTTTTGGTGGTCGAGGACCTCAATGGCTGATATCAAGATCAAAGGGCTTGCCGAGTTGCACCAGGCATTGCAGGGGTTGCCTGGCAACATCGAGCGCAACGTGCTGCGCGGCGCCCTGCGCGCTGCTGGCAACGTGATTGCTGCCGCTGCGCGAGCGAATGTCGACCGCCTGGCGCACCCAACCGGCGTGCTGAAAAAAAGCATCCGCGTATCCATGCGCGTCCGTTCGCGGGCGGGCTGGGTCAATGCCAACGTCAAGGCTGGTGACAAGGTGGCTTATTACGCCCATATGGTCGAGTTTGGCACTGCCCGGCACTGGATCAAGCCCAAGAATCGCAAGAGCCTATTTTTTGCTGGCATGGCCAGGGAGGTGGTCGATCACCCCGGCGCTCGCGCCAGGCCGTTCCTGCGCCCCGCGTTTGATAGCCAGGCGGCTACCGCCATGGAAGCGATGGCTGAGTACATCCGTAATCGCCTGCCCAAAGAAATCAGGAAAGCCGGGCCATGAGCGGCGAGCTTGTGGTTAAGGCGTTGCTTGAAAACAGCGCCGGGGTTGGCGCGCTCGTCGCCGGGCGGCTCTACTCGCTGCACCGACCCGAAGCAGACGTGCTGCCGGCGATCGTGTGGGTCGAGGTCTCGGATGTCCCGCGTCCGCCGATCGACAGCACGCCGGGTTCTGAGCCGTGCATCGGGCGCGTGCAGATCAACTGTCTCGGCCGTAGCTCGGCCGAGGTCAAGCAGCTGAAGGACGCTGTTGTTTTGGCCTGCCACAAGCAGAGCGGGACGATAGCAGGAATCACCGTGCAGGCCGTCCTGGAAGACGTCGCGGGGCCGCGCACTTACGACCCGCTGGTAGATACCTACCAGCAGTCTGTCGACGTCGTCGTTCATTACCTTCGATAGGAGGCCATCATGGCAATCGCATCTGGTGTTGCAAAAAGTGTTCGCTACAAAGTCGAGGCCACCTATGGCACCGCTCCCGGCGCCAGCGGCGGGCAGCTGCTTCGGCGCGTTACGTCTGACCTTGGCTTGACCAAGGAAACCTACCAGTCCAACGAAATTCGCGCCGACTATCAGGTCGCCGACTTCCGGCATGGCATCCGTCGCGTCGGCGGTACCCTGAAAGGCGAGCTTTCGCCCAAGACATACGCCGATTTCATGGCCGCCGCGCTGCGCAGGGACTTCGCCGCCGTGTCGGCCATCAGCAGCCTGTCGATCACCATCGCCGGCTCAGGTCCCTACACCATCACGCGCGCCACCGGCTCGTGGCTCACCGATGGCGTCAAGATCGGCCATGTCGTGCGCCTCACGGCGGGCAGCTTCACCGCCGGCAACCTGAACAAGAACGTCCTGGTCACCGGCCTGACGGCCACGGTCATCACCGGCATCGTGCTGAACGCCTCGACCATGACGGCAGAGGGCCCGATCGCCAGTTCGACGCTGACCGTCGTCGGCAAGCAGACCTACGTGCCGACAACAGGACACACCGACAAGAGCTTCTACTTCGAGCACTGGTTCAGCGATGTCGCGCAGTCCGAGCAGTTCTCCGGCGTCAAGATCAACAGCATCGACATCTCTCTGCCGCCCACCGGCATTTCGGAGATCAGCCTGGGCTTGATGGGCAAAGACATCGCCACCGGCACCTCGGCCTACTACACCAGCCCGACCGCCGCGACCTCGACCGGCGTCATGGCCGCCGTCAACGGCGTCGTGCTGGTCGGCGGCACGCAGGTGGCCATCATCACCGGCATGTCGATCAAGATCGATGGCGGCTACTCCGGCGATCCGGTCGTCGGCGCCAACACCGTGCCCAATGTTTTTCCGGGCCGCGTGCGCGTGACTGGGAACTTCACGGCGTACTTCCAGGATGCCACGATGCGCGACTACTTCGTCAACGAGACGGAAATCAGCATCGTCGCCGCGTTCACCACCGCCAACGACGCCAATGCCGATTTCCTCTCGTTCGCCATGCCGCGCGTCAAGGTCGGCAGTGCCACGAAAGACGATGGCGAGAAGGGCATCATCCAGTCGTTCGACTTCACCGCGCTCTACAACAGCGCTGGAGGCACCGGCACCTCGTCCGAGGCCACGACGTTGTTTGTTCAGGATAGCCAGGCGTAAGGATGGCCATGTTTGATCTGACAAGCATCAAGGAAGCGGGCACTGCCGATATCGATATCCTGCACCCGATCACGCGTGCCCCGACAGGCGCCGTGATCACCCTCATGGGGCCCGAGCATCCGGCTCGGAAAAAGGTGCAATACGAGCGGCAGCGCAAGATGCGGGCCGCATTTTCAAGAAGGGGCCACGTCGAGGTCGGCGATCCCGAGGAGGAGGAGCAGGAAGAAGTCGAGCGCCTCGCCTCGTTCACGATCTCATGGAAAGACATTGGCATTGATGGCAAGCCGCTGGAATACAGCAAGGCTGCCGCAGTCGATCTCTATGGGCGCCCGGAAATGGCGTGGCTCAAGCGCCAAATCCAGTCCGCATTGAACGATCTGGAAAATTTTATTCAGACCTCGCCCGAGTCCTGAAGGAGCGCGTCGCCGCAGAGGTAAGGCTCGGGCGGCGGCAAAAGGACGGCGCAACGCTGGCCGATCACCTGCGGTCAGTATGGCGGTCGAGTGGCCTCATGCCGCCTGAGCTTGGTGTTGCGGAACTGCCGCCAGCGGCCCGCGCCCTGTATTCGACATGGCGCGAAATCGCATCGGCGCGAGGTAGCAACGGATTCGGGCCATCGCCCATTACGTGGTCAGAAATCAACGCTTGGCAGTCTCTTTGCGGAGTCTGTCTATCGCCTTGGGAGGTGCAGCTCATGCGCGAACTGGACGCGGTTGAACTTTCGGCATCGAGTGAGGATCATGGCATTTAACGTAGGCAGCCTTGTTGTTGAGTTGTCGGCCAACGTGGCGCGGCTGCAGGCGGACATCAATGTCGCCCGCGCATCGGTTGATCGTGGCATGGGAGCCATCACCAAGTCCGCACAGGTGGCTCAGGCGGCCCTGGGTGCGCTCGGTGTCAGCTTGACGGCGGGCGCATTGACGTCGGCCATCAAGGGCACGATCGATTTTGCCGACAACATCAACGATCTATCGCAGCGCCTGGGCATATCCATCCGCGAACTGGGGATGTGGAAATTGGCGGCGCAACAGTCAGGGGCCGACCTGGGGGTGGTTGCGCGTGGCGTCAAGGCGCTGTCGACCAGCATGGTTGAGCATGCCGAAAGGTTCAGGAAAGCTGGCATTACCGCGACCAACGCCAACGATGCGCTGCTGCAATTGTCCGATATCTTCAGGGCGTTGCCTGATGGCATCCAGAAGACCAGTCTTGCCGTCGAATTGTTCGGTAAGGCCGGGCTTGACCTTATCCCGATGCTCAACCAGGGCAGCGCCGGGCTTGCCGAAGCGCAGGCCATGGCCCGCGAATATGGCGATCGCCTGGCGGCGCTGGCGCCCCATGCCGACAAGTTCAACGACCTGATGGAAGAGCTGAAGCTGCAAAGCTCTGCCGCCGGATTCAACATCGCCGAGAAACTCGTTCCGGCGCTAAACAAATTCCTGGAGGTTATGAACAAGACGGGTTTGAGCGGGGCTATTGGCGCCACGGTTGATCGCGCCATCACTGGCGGGAATATTCAGACGCGCATTCGCGAGTTGCAGGACCAGATCGAGGGGAAGCAGGCCTGGCTGGCAGAGCAGGAATTGAAAGGTCAGTCTGTCTTTTACCCGGAAATTGCCAAGCCAGGCCTGATGGCCGGGATGGCCATCACCCGCGGAGAGCTTTCCAGCCTGCAGTCAATGATTGACGGGATGAAGGAGCTGGCGGCGCAAGAAGCGCTGGCTGGAAACTCTGCCTCTTATTCAAATGAGCAGCGGCGATCTTCGTCGAAGTCGATGGCAGAGGCTGCCGAGGCGGCAAAGATACTCGCGGGTGGCGCGAGGGCGGCAAAGGAGGAGGTCGATAAACTCGCGTCAGTGCTGGGCAAAATCAATGACAAGGATTCTGGACTGGATGCGTCTTTCTGGAAGGACTTGCAGACGCTGCATGATGGGTACAAGGCAGGCCGCCTGACCGTCGATCAGTATCGTGACGCGGTCGGCAAGCTGACCATGCAGCAGAAGTTCTATCAGGACCAGCTCAGGGGCGCCAATCAGGTTGTCGAGGACGCCATGGCCCTTGAGGAAAAGCAGATCGGCGTCACGGAAGGCGCGATTCGCGCTGTCCGCGAAAAGATCGAGGCAATCGAGCTCGACGGAGAGACTATGCTCATGGCCAGTGATGAGCGTGAGCGTTACATTGCTCTGCAGGCGCTCGAGGCTGAGAAAGTGCATTTGACTGCAGAGGCCTATGAGCAATTGCGCGAACGCCTGCTTTCTGCCTTGAATAACAGGGCGGCGCTGCGGGCATACCGAGATGGCCAGGTTGAGCTTTGGGGGGGCATCGAGCAGACGGCACACCAGACTTTTATCAGCATTTTTGACTCTGGCAAGGATGCCTTTGATCGTCTGCGCGACACGCTTAAGAACGGCTTGTACGAGTTGTTGTATCAAATGACGCTGAAACGCTGGCTGATCCAGCTGGCGGTCGGCGTGGGCGGCGAAGGCATGGCCACGTCGGCGTTCGGCCAGGGCGCCGTGAATTCGGCGCTGTCGGGTGGATCGAGCCTATCCGGGATCACAAATCTTGCAAGCGGGTGGAATGGTGGCGGCGCGTTCGGCGGTGCCGTGTCTGGCTACGCCGGGAATGGCATTGCCTGGCTTGGGGATCGGATCGGCTCGGAAAGCCTGAGCAATTACGGATTTTCGTTGATGGGCGGGCAAAGCGCGCTACCGCTCGGCGGCATGCTGTCGGCTTATCAGGTCGGTGGCGCCAAGGGATTTGCCGTTGGTGCCGGCTCCACGGCGCTGGCCGGCGGCATCGGCGGCATGGCCTCGGGCGCGGGCTTCATGTCAGGCGCCTCTGGCGCATTGGCGGGCATGGGTCCGTGGGGATGGGCGGCCCTGGCCGCCGCCGCGATCCTCGGCATGAACCAGAACGGCGGCACGCCGCATGCCGGGGGCATCGCGTTTTCCGGCGGCGAGGGTTACGCCACGCCCGGCACGCAGGCGGGCATCCGCGCCTATTACGCCGACCAGGGCGCCGCCGACCAGATGGTGATGTCGGACTGGACCAAGCGCTTCAGCAAGGCGACGGCAGACGCCCTCGGCCCGGCGGCCGAGGGGTTCGCCAAGACCTTCAACGAGATCGCCAAGGCCAACGGGCTGGCGGGCGGCTACCAGTTCGGGCTGGCATTTTCGGCCGACGGTGAGGACCCCGTGCGGGCGCGCTCGTCGATCCTAGACGCGGCGGGCAAGCAGCTGGCGTGGACCAAGGACTACAACAAGCTCGGCGACGATCCGCAGCAGGGCCTGCAATTGATGCTCACCGAGCAGGTGCCCAGGCTGATGCTGACGGCGCTGGAGGGCATGGACCTCAACGCGCTGGCCGAGTCTTTCCTGGACACCCTGGACATCGAGGCGATGTCGGCAGAGGCAGTGCAGCAGGCCATCGCATTCGTGCAGGCGACCGACGAGATCGTTTCCGCGTTCGGGCGGCTGGGCATCGGCGCCAACGAGGTGACGGCGCAACTGATCAGCGCGCTGGGTGGCATGGAGCAGGCCGTGGCCGGCCTCAATGCCTATTACGAGGGCTATTTCAGCGAGGCCGAGCGCACCGCGCACCTGACCGAAAATCTGCGCGAGCAGTTCGGGTTGCTGAATCTCGAGATGCCGGCCACCCGCAGCGAGTTCCGCTCACTGGTCGAGTCGATCGACCTGACCAGCAGCGCCGGCGCGACCACCTATGCCGCACTGATCGGCATGGCCGGCGCGTTCGGCACGGTGGCCGACGCCGCCGCCCAGTCGACCGCGAGCGTCGTCGAGGCGGCTGCCGCCGCCGTGACGGACAACTTTACCAAGGAGCGCCTGGTCGGCGGCGAGGTTGACCGGGCAGCCGGCGACATCGCCACCGCCTGGCAGGACATCGCCGACAGCATCGTCGAGACCGCCCGCCGCCTGCGCGGCGATCTGCTCGACGAGGCGGAGAGCTACGCCCGGCTGCAAGCCGATTTTGCGATGGCCACCGCCGCCGCGCGGGCCGGCGACGACGTGGCGGCCGGCAAACTGTCCGATCTGGCGGCGTCGGTCGTCGAGGCGGCGAAGCTGGTGTCGGTCACCGGCGCGGATTACAACCTGGTGGCAGCGCGCACCATCGCCAGCCTGAACACGACGGCCGAGACGCTGCATGACAAATACGGGGTCAAGATCCCGGGCTTCGCGGCCGGCGGCTGGCATGCCGGGGGGTACGCCATCGTCGGCGAGTCCGGCCCGGAGCTGGCCTACATGCCGCCCGCGCGCGTTTACTCCAGCACCGACAGCCGCGCGCTGCTCGACATCGAGCCGCTGGTCGCGGAAATCCGTCGCCTCGAGACGAGGCTGGCAGCGATCGAGCGCCATGCCGAGTCGACGGCCAAGGCGACCAATGGCGAAGGCCGGGCGCCAATCCTGGTGGAGACGGCCTGATGAGCGCGCTGCTCTCGGCCCCGCGGGTGATCGTGCCGCTGCCCATCGTCGACGCCATGCTGGCGACGTGCTCCGTAGCGGAACCGAATACCGGCGAGACGGTCTGGGTATCGGGCGGCACGTATGCCGCCGGCGATCGCCGCATCAGCGTGACCGCGCACCGCGAATACGAGTGCCTGGCCGCGCACACCGGCATCGCGACGCGGCCGGAAGACGACCCGAACCGCTGGCAGGAGATCGGCCCGACCGATCGCTGGGCGATGTTCGATGCAACCTGCGACACGCAGACGGCAACGACCGGGGCGCTGTCCGTGGTGCTGTGGCCGGGCAATATCAATGCCATCGCGCTGTACAAGATGACCGGCACGGCCTGCGAGATCACGGTGCGCGACCAGCCTGGCGGCGCGGTGATCTACAACCAGATCCACTCGCTCGACGGGCCCTACATCGACGAGTACGACTGGTGCTGGGGTCCGGACCGCAAGCGCGGCAAGGTGCTGGTCACCGGGCTGGCGCCGTGGCCGCTCGCCGAAGTAACGCTCAGCGTTACTGCCGGCGCGGGCATGCCGGTCGGCATCGGCATGGCCGTGGTGGGTTTCGAGCGCACGCTGGTGACGGGTGACTGGGGCGGCACCCAATACGGCGCCCGCGCCGAGCCCGTGGATTACAGCTACATCAAGACCGACGAGTTCGGCAGCACGCGCATCGTCAAGCGGCGCGCGACAACCGACATGCGCATCACGGCCGAACTGCCCCAGGCGGACGCCGACTACGCCCTCAATGTGCTGCAGGACCTGCTGGCCACGCCGGTCGGCGTGATCGCCACTTCCGCGCCCGGTTACCTGGGGCTCAACGTGTTCGGTCTGGTGAGCGGCGCCATCGTCTATGCCGGGCCGACACACGCGCAACTCGAAATCAATGTGAAAGGACTGACCTGATGTCTACCGTGCCTCCCGCCGTCTCATCGCCGCCGACCGTGCCAGATCGGGCGAACCCGATCACGTTCCCGGCGCTGATGAAAGCCGCTTTCGATTACCTGTTCGGAAATTTCTATTCGGGCATGGTGGCACTGGCCGCGTCGGCCTACGACAACGCCAACGTCGCCGATGGCGCCGCCGCCACGGCTGTAGCGGCTACCGGCGTGGTCAAGTGGGTCAGCGGCACCAGTTATGCCGATGGGGCGGTGGTCTGGTCGCCGGCCAGCTACCACACCTATCGCCGCAAGGGCGCCGGCGCCGGCACGACCGACCCGGCGTCCGATCGCGTCAACTGGCGGCCCCTGACCATCGACCCGTATGACGTTTCGGTGATCAGCGGCAACACCTCGGCCGTGGCGTTCAAGGACTACGTGTTCACGGCCGTGTTGACGCTGACGCTGCCATCGTCGCCGGCGTCCGGCGACTGGGTCGGTCTAAAGAACCTGAGCAGCGGGACGGTGACGCTGGCGCCCGGCGCCGAAAAAATCGAGTCGGCCGCCGGCAACTGGGATATCGACATCGCCGGGTTCGGCGGGCGCGTCGTGTATATCGACGCGACGCGCGGCTGGTGCTTCATTTAACGATCGGAGGTCGACATGGGCAGTTTGTCCCAGTATTTCGGCGAGTCGCCGGTTTTCTGCAACAAAAAGGTCGTCGCGTCGTCGGGGTCGTTTGTAACGCCGCGCGTCGGCAAATACCGCATCCGTGTCCTGGGAGGCGGCGGCAGCGGCGCCAAGGGCGACGCCACGCATAACGCGCCCGGCGGCGGCGGCGGCGCCTACGCCGAATCCATCGTGCAGCTGGCGGCCGGGGTGACCCTGACCCTGACGGTGGGGGCCGGCGGCGCCGCGCAGGCGGTCGCCGCCACCAACGGCAATGCCGGCGGCGCATCGAGCGTGTCCGGGGCCGGCATGACGACGATGACCGCCAACGGCGGCGGCGGCGGCATCACGTCGCCCAGCGGCGGGGGCACCGGCGGTGCGGCCGGGACGGCGACCGGCGGCAACCTGGCCAATTTCTCCGGGGGGGCTGGCGGCGCCGGCGGAGGCATCGGCGCCACCACCGGGGCCGGAGGCGGAGGCGCCGCCGGCTCGTACCTGGGGGCGGGGGGCGCCGGCGGGGCTGGCAGCGGCAGTGATTCCATGGGCGGTGGCGGTGGCGGCGCCGGGGGCGGCGCCGGGGCGGCCGGCGCCACGTATGCCGGAGGGGGTGGGTCGCCCCCCCTGCCGGCGCCGACGGCGGATGTCAATCGCCTCGGCGGCGGCAACTACCTCGGCAAGCGCGCCGCCGCCAGCGGCAACGGCTACGAGCTAAGCCTGAGCGTGGCCGTGGCATCGCCGGTCAGCGGCATGACGCCCTACTACAGCGGCACGACCATCGTCAGTGCGATCGACGCCGATGCGCTGTACCCCCTGCTGGGCGGTGGCGGCGGCGCCTCGAGCGGCGCGGCGGGCGGCGATGGCGCGCGC